GTCAGCAGAAGCGGCAGCAGCAAAGCGCGCTCGTGAGTTAGCAGCGCTACAAAAGAAAACCCTTGATACTAACAAGAAATCTCTAGCCCTACAGAAGGCATCAAAGACGCTTAATCTAGAGGCTATTGGCCTAGAGGCTGCTCTCAAGGGACAGATCAGCGAGACTGATCGCTTATCTCTATTGCTACAAAAGTCGATCCTTGAAGGCAATGCCAATCTTGCGACATCTTTATCAGATCAATTAGATGCCGCAGTCAAGCGACAGAACGAGCTTCGCCAGTCACTAATGACAACCCCAGAAGCGCCAAATCCTTACCGCAACTGGACACTACCAAGCGAGCTTCTAAATTACACGGCATCATCTCTCGGAGTATCCGTAGCACAATTACAGACTGCGCCAGTAGCCCCATCATCGACCTTCTCAGACGCTCAAATGGAATTAATGGCAGCAGTCAATTCATTCCAGAGCGCTAACCAAGCGGCAGTTAATGTTGAAGTTTACCTCGATGGAGATGTTGTAACTGGAGCAATCACACAGAAGCAGGTAAACGATTCTCTATCTGGCACGTTCGCACAGACCAACCGCTTCGGCGCTAAGGGCGCTATTGCACTATGAGTCTTCCTGCCACTATTTCGGTATCGTTCGACTTTAGCCAAGGCGCTACTTTTGGCTATCCGTTTACTATTGGCGACCCTATCAATGGCGTTATCGGAGTATCTCAGTTCGCATCGACGGAAGTGCCTGATCCAGTAGTCGATCTCAGTAGCGTTACTCGCTCGATCAAGATTAGCCGTGGCCGTAACATCATGCGTGATACTTATGAGACTGGCAACTGCACAGTTCGCGTATTAGACCCAGACTCATACTTCAACCCTCAGAACGTGTCTAGTCCCTATTTTGGCTATCTCACTCCACTTCGCAAGATTCGTGTAGCAGCAACGACTGCCACGACTCAGCACTTTTTATTCTCAGGCTATGTTGATTCATACAAGTATTATTATCCAACAGGCCAGGAGATCGGCTATGTCGATATCGTCTGCTCAGATGCATTCCGTCTATTCCAAATGGCTAACGTCTCGACAGTAACCGATGCAACCGCAGGTCAGACAACTGGTACACGCATCACCAAGATTCTCGATCAAGTCTCATTCCCTACATCGATGAGAATTACTGACACAGGATCGACCACAGTCCAGGCAGATCCGGGGACATCTCGATCATCCCTAGCAACTCTTAAGGCGGCAGAGTTCGCAGAGCAGGGCGCATTCTTTATCCGTACAGACGGAACGGCTGAGTTTAAGGATCGCAACGATGTTGTTGGTTCCCTAGCAGCAGCGCCTATTGAGTTCAATCAGACTACAGGCATTCCTTATTCAGACCTTCGCTACGCCTTCGATGACAAGCTCATCATCAATCAGGCCAGTATGACTCGTGTTGGTGGTACGGCACAGACTGCAGTAAACGTTGATTCATCGGCTAGATATTTTCCTCACGGCACAACAGTCACAGACATGATCCCTCAGACCGATGCTCAAGTCCTAGACATTGCCAAGATTTATGTTGCTACTAGAGCTGAGACAACCATCCGCATTGATGCGATGACTGTCGATCTATTGGATACCGCAGTACCAACTGACACAATGATCGGTCTTGATTATTTCGACAATGTAAAGATCACTAACGTCCAGCCAGATGGCTCGACAATAGTCAAGACCTTGCAGGTGCAGGGCTTGGCATGGGATATAACCCCTAACAGTATGAAATGCACAGTTACAACACTTGAACCTATAGTCGAAGGATTCATTATCGGATCATCGACTTACGGTATAATCGGACAATCCATAATGGGATACTAGGAGAAAATCATGGCAGAAGGCTTTCCAGCGACAACAGGCGACATCTTTACGGCCGCAGACTATAACGGCCTAGTAGCCTTTACCATCGGCGCGGCTCAGACTGCCGACTATACGGCCGTCATTGCCGATACCTATCAGGTTCTAGAGCTCATGAACAAGGCCACAGCGATCGCCTATAAGATCCCTACCAATGCATCGGTTGCATTCCCTATCGGTACAGTCCTAAACATCCTTAACATCGGCGCTGGAGTCTGCACAATCTCAGCCGTAACCTCTGGCACTACTACAATCCTCTCAGCCGGTGCAGTAGCCGCTGCCCCTACTCTTGCTCAATATAAATCAGCAGCCTGCATCAAGACTGGCACGGATACTTGGTATGTTGTCGGGGCTATTGGGTAATGCTTAATAACGTAGTCTCTATTTTTGGCGGAACTCCGCCTTTTTCAGTTACAGGCGGAACACTTTACACCTCAGGCGGATTTAATTATCGAGTCTTTACAGGTAACGGTTCGCTTATAGTAGCTGGAGGCACACTCACTTGCGATTATGTAATTGTCGCAGGCGGCGGCGGAGGCGGTGGTCAGCAGGGCGGCGGAGGCGGTGCAGGCGGACTTAGAGCCTTCGCAAGTCAATCATTAACGCCAGGCACTTATAACGTGACAATCGGTGGTGGTGGTACTGGTGGTACAAACTCTACAAACACGGGCGCAGCCAACGGAGTAAATTCATCATTTAATTCAACTTCAGTATCTGGCGGCGGATATGGCGCAGCTAACGCTGCAGGTGGTAACGCTAATTCTGGCGGATCAGGCGGTGGCGCAGGAATTGGCGGCACATCAAATGGATCAGGAAACTCAGGCAGCTATTCTCCAGTCGAAGGATTTGCAGGTGGCGCTGGATCAGGTGGAGATGGCGGCGCAGGCGGTGGCGGCGCAGCGGCAGCAGGTACTGCAAAAAATAGTTCTGGCAATGGACGCAACGGCGGCATCGGTTCTTCGGTTTATAATTCTATAGATTTCTCATCCTGGTTATCTGCAACAAGTACGGGTGACGCAGGAAAACTTGCAGGTGGCGGCGGTGGTGGTACAAGCAGCAGTTATAGCGCTGGTACTGGTGGTGACGGCGGTGGTGGTGACGGAAACAAAGCAGACACAGGAGCCAATCCAACTACAGCGCAGGCAGGTTTAGCCAATACAGGTGGCGGCGGCGGTGGTGGTTCTCAATACACGACAGGCGCTGGTACTGGTGGCACGGGTGGTTCTGGAATTTTAATTGTGAGGTATCCAGTATGAGTCATTGGGCAGAATTAGATTCTGATAACAAAGTTATCCGCGTACTCGTTGGAGACAATAACGATCCAGCAGGCGATGAAGGCTATCAATGGTTACTAGATAACCTCGGCGGTACTTGGGTTAAGACAAGCTATAACGGAAACATTCGCTATAACTATGCAGGCATTGGCTATACCTATGATCCCATCGATGATGCCTTTATCGCTCCAATGCCTTGTTCACATCCAGAATTAACACTTAATGAATTGAAACGATGGGAGTGTGCGACCTGTGAAGCCGAGGCTAAGCAAATCAGCGATCCAGCTTAGAGAGCAGATCGATGACGCATTCCCAGGTAGAGATCGAACTTCGGACGGCTGGATCGGCGATACAAGACACGCTGCGCGCAAGTCTGATCATAATCCAGATGTACAAGGATGGGTTCGTGCCATCGATGTTGACCGCGACCTTGCAGGCAAAGGCAGGAAGCCCGATGTCATGCCTGACTTGGTCGATCAGATTCGACTCCTTGCAAAGTCTGGCGATAAGAGAATCTCTTACATCATCTTTGACGGAAAGATCGCATCATCTAAGAAGGCTTGGGCTTGGCGTCCTTATGATGGGATCAATAAGCATAATCATCACGCACATATCAGCTTTACTATCAAGGGCGATGAAGACTCTAGTTGGTTCAATATCCCGATGATAGGTGGAAAATAATGGAAGCAATTATCTATGCAACTCTTGGACTCATAGCGATCCCGGTCATCCGTACTGCTATCAAGTCTTATCGTGCTAAGAAAGCCGTTGCAGATATCGTCGTGGATGCCATCGAGGCGGCAGTAGATACCGTGGAGAAGAAGTGAACACAACTGACTTCATCACGCTTTACTTTGCAAGCCTTGCCGTAATTGGTGGCCTTGCAGGTTACGTCATCACTCACTTGCTATCTGAAATTAAGAGACTCAATACGCGTGTCGATGAGATCTACAACATACTTCTAGAGCGATAATTTTTGACATGGCACGAAAGAAAGTCATCGATCTCGATACTTATTCACAGTTAGATGCATGGGCTATCAGCCTGCATGAG